TGACTTCTTTAATCTTAATTGGAAAATTATTTTCGTTCATTTTTTTAGCAAACTCTTCGATATAGCCATTCGCTAGAGATGTGCCACCAGCTATGACTATTGTTAATGGATTTTTAAATTTTGGTAATGCTTTATGATTATGTAAAGCTAGGCTTAGATTTTTTGTTGTATAATCTATAAGTCTTTCATAATAAGATGATACCGCAGACAAAATAGGATTATCATTATGTTCGCCAATCTTAAATACCCCTCCCTCTTTTTCTGCTTGAACAACACTATCTGGCTCTCCGGTTGCAACAGCACTCATTCTATCAATCCAATCACCAGACTTTGTTGTGCTAAAAACCACTGTAGGCTCACCATTTAACATTACACACACATTTGTCATACCAGCGCCACAACTAACACCTATTCCTGTATAATCATCTTGCTCTAGTTCAGAATAGCACAACGCTTCTGCTTCATTTATTGCTCTGGCTTCATAGCCACATTCTGATAATATAGTTTTTACTATATCTTCATGATATCCAACATCAAAATCATCGTCTTCTTGATCTACTGGTTGTGCTGGTACGCAGAATACTATTTTTTCATTTGGTTCAGATGCCTGTCCAACTACTTCTTTGAGTATAAATGCGAGTATTCTTTTAGCATCTTTTTCTTTAGCAGAAACGACGCCTCTATACATTGGTCTTTTGGCCGTGTCGTTTCTTTCTACAGCTTTTTCTATAGCATCTTTTCCTAAGATAATAAATGAACCATCACTATCTTTAATAAAAACTTTTCCATTTAGTCCTTTTTCTATCATTTTAGTGGCTACTGGTGTTGTAGGTTTTATAATGTAAAATGCGTCTCTAAAATCTTTATATTGTATACCTTGATTATTTTCTTGTGATAAAACAATATAACTTGTACCTACATCTAAACCTTTTGCCATAAATTACCCTTTCATATTTTTTAATTTATTAATAGCTGAAGATATATTATCTTGGGTATTTTTAGTCTCTCCAATAGAATCATATTTTTTTTCTAGGTTACTAGTATCTATCTTAGTTACAACTTTTGTTTCGTCAATAGATACCGATTGTCTTTGACTATTACCAATAGGGTTTTTAGTTTTGTTATTAATTAATCCTGTTGTATTAGTTCCAATGCAATAATTTTTTCCATAAAAATATCCAATTGAAAACACCAAAATATTAATAATAACTATATAATATATTTCCATAATGATTTGAAGCCTCTACTGAATATTACACCAATAGTCAATAAAAAAAGGGGCCAAAAGGCCCCTAGGTTTAAATAGAATAGTATATTGTTTTATAAATTACCAATAATTCTACCTTGTTGTGTTCTGACTATGTATCCTTTTCTAACGAGATATGGCTCTATACTATTCTCGATAGTATCAATAGCAATGCCTGTCATTGAAGATATAGACTTTAACCCAAGTGGGGATCCCTTGCTCTTTTTTAGAGCGTTTAAATACATTCTATCATACATATCCAAACCATTCTCATCAATTCCTTGAACATCAAAAATCTCACTAATACTAGCATTGTCAGTATGACAAGAACGATAATTTCTATACCATTGTAGTCTAGCATTAAGAATTCGTGGAGTACCCTTACTTCTTTTAGCAATTTCAAAGAGGTCTGAATCATCTATGACTATGTTCAATTTTGTACAGTTCAACCTTGCTAGTTTAGCTAGATCATCATCAGTATAAAACGATAAATGCTCCTTAATAGTAAACCTGTCATAAAATGGCTGACTTAGACTACCGCCGCTTGTTGTTGCTCCAACAATGGTAAATATTGGTAAATCAATTTTTTCTGCAACTTCTTTATCCTCGTCATCCTTAACCGTAATATTAAGAACAAAATCTTCCATTACAGGATACAAAAATTCTTCAACAATCTTTGGTAGCCTATGTATCTCATCAATAAATAATACTGATCTTGGAGTCATTCCCATAATATATGGCATAATATTCTTAATACTTCGTATACTAGCGGCATTTGTTGTATACAGGTTAACTCCCATCTCGTTGGCTATGGCACTCGCTATAGTAGTCTTTCCAAGCCCCGGAGGGCCGTCTATTAAAACGTGAGGCATCACACTGCCTATGTTTTTACATCCCGTCACAGACACTCGCAGACGCTTAATCACAGCATCCTGCCCAATAATTTCATCAAACGTTGATGGTCTTATACCCTTGCTCATTATATTCCTCCAATATGTAAGACTGCTTTTTTAACAAGAACTGATGGATCAAAAATGTGTTCGTTTTTGAAAATAAAAATTACACTATCTTGTGCGTCTTTTTTTGAATATCCTAAAGATATCATCATGTTTATTGCACGAGATACACATTCTATATCTTCCATTTTACCAGATTCCTCTGGATTGTCTACTGGTTTTTCAACTGACTCTTTTATAGCGTAGACTACTTCTATATTTTGTATGCGTTTTGGTTTAAAAATCGTGCCGCAATCGCACACTATCTTGAAATTTTTTGTCTTGGCTTCTCTTAAAAAGAGCCAATGATCAAAACCACAATCTTTATTTGTGCATTTATATTTTAATGATACATCTATTTCAATCGGCTTCTGGACTTTCAATTTTGTTTTCATCAGTTTTTATCCAAAATACAAAATCATTCGCTTCAGCATCATATGCTGTTTCTACTAATCCTTTATTAACTAATCCATTTAATATATTACTAACCATCCGATCATTTAGAGATTCTATTATTTTTAGGAACAGCTTATCATTAAGCAAATATCTAATCTTTGAGGCTTTTTTATTGCGTTGTTTTTTTAAAATATCAGTAATAATTATTTTAGATTCATCATAAGATAAAATCTTATCTAGCTCTTCTTTGTCATGATCATCTATTTTTAGATCTAAAAAGTCAATGTCTTTTTGATCATTATGCTGGCCAAAACTATTAAAAACTAATGCTCTTGAGGAATTAATTAATCCATCAATATCTTTAACTATAAACCACTCATCATTTGTAGAATCCATAATATATCCTAGTTAAGTATTTCATACAGCCCTTTATAATATTTTGGCTGATATAAAAAATGGTTAGCATTAGATTGTAAATGTTTGATGTATTCGCTTTGTAATTTATCTGTTACGAAGTGTTTTTGTTTCCATACTCCTTCGTTCCAATAGTTGTTCCCCAAGTACAGGGAGGTTTTATTCTCCGCTGTACTGGAGAGCCAACTATTCACAGGTAACGCAATCGGAGAAAATCCATCTGGAAGTAACGGGGTATTATAATTGGATAGGTTCTTTAACGCATCCTCTATAACTTCCTTAGTTATCCATTTATATTCTATCTTATTAATCAGACTATCCATATATTTCTTGACCCATTCAGTATCTATCTGAAAGTAGAATTTGTAAGGATCATTATCTTCTGGATATTCTTGATTGTTCATAATTCAACCTATGCAAAACTTATCACTAATCTGACTTGCCAGATCGCGGGCAGCACCAGAAAGGAATCGGTTGTTGCTGAAATACAACGCTGTAGACGCTTGATTGAGGTACTCGACCACCGTTTTTAAGAGTTTGGCCTGTGACTCACTCAAATCTAAACCGCTGTCACCAGCATGAGAAGGAAGAACTGGCGACGGATCACCATAAGCCTTCTCATAATTATTACCAAAAGACTTGTTGGTCTTATACTCACCGTACTGATTAGTGCTGTCGAGTTTCTTACTAAAGTCTCCCCACACACTATCCTTAGTATTCTTTTGACCACAATCCTTATTGGTATAAACCGGACTAGTATCAATTCCTATGTTATAAGTCACATCTCCTTCACAAGAAGATAGCGACCTAAGAATATCAGCCGCAGCATTATAACTTACTGGAACCCCAGTAGTATCAGATTTCTTATACGTCTTTCTCCACTGTTCAAACCAAGCATCGCTTGTTGCATTAGGAACAATATTGACTGTTGCTGGTTGACCAGTTAATGCTTCAATTAAAAATTTCACACTAACTGTTTGACCAGACGAACCTTCTAGAATAGTGGAGTAATAAGGAGCTTTCTTTTCCCAACACTTACGCCACCAAGTATAAGGGACACGATAAATTTGATTAATCTTGATCGCTCTTGCATCTCCACCAAAGTAATTCACTAGTTTCTTCTGAATACCGTTCCAACGAGTCTTATTAAGAGACTGTCTACTTACTCCATCAAGAACCCAATAAACTTGATAACCATTACGAGTATCAACTACCCAAGTAGGAGTTACAGGAAAACTATTAATCTTGTCGATAAACTCTCGCTTTTTAGCCATCACTTCCTTAGAAGACAGATAATTGCCACTAGAGTCTCGACCAGCATCAATATCAACAAAGCAGGCTCTTACCTCATTAATAGCATATTGCTTACGTCCACCATTAACATAAAAGTAAACATCTGAATCATTGTTAAGATTAGCATGAACTGCTGTTGTTAGATTGTCAGTATGGGCCATGCTACTAATCTTTTTACGGGGATTACCGTTGTAGCAATAAATTTGCTGGGGACCAAATGAGCTTATAAACTTACCTCTCATTTCACAGTCTCTTTTGTTAAAAGCGAGATTAGTTTTCTTGTCGTAAGGATTAAAACCAAGATTTTCGTTAAACATAATTCTTATTCCTGTGATTAATTAACCATGCCGGGATAGCAAACCCATTACTATCATTATCAGCAAAATAGCGGGAGAGGAATCGAACCTCTCTCACATAGCGTTTGTTGAGTTTATCAACCAGAGGCTATGATCTTAGTCACCAAACTCCACTTTCTTTTTAAGAATCAGTTGTAATCGTCGTAATCTTCCTCATCATCGTAATCTTCGGCATACGCACCGTCATCTTCATCATCCTCGTCATTCCATCCCCAATCATAATCGTTATCGTATTCTTCATCATCCTCGTCAGAGTCATAATCAACTCCAGCATCTAGACTAGCCGAATAAAGTGGCTTGAGAAGTTCGCCTTGATACTCTCCGACTACTTCATATCGGCAAGTGCGAAGTTTCTCAAAGTTACAATCACTAGGAACACTCACAACATCACGGGGATTAATCTTGACGATAACGATCTTATCGCCAGATTCAAGACT